TTATAGGTTTACTTCTATTTCTAACCCCGACTTAAACTCTACCACTAACCTGTCATCATATACAATTGCTTTTTCAACTAGTTTTCTAACCAGTTTATCATCAAATTCCGTAATACCACCGGTTTGCATATTAAGAAAGTCCGTCATCTCAGCGATCCGATCCCGCTTATCTTGGCGGAGAGCGTTTCTTGAAAGTGTTTCTTGCCTTAAATCTCGCAACCTATAAATTTCATTTACAATATTATTGTATTCTTCCTTTAAATTTGCTTTTTGGATCAACTCGGTTTGGAGTTCTTCCAGCCTTTTATCAATATCTGCTGTAGTCTCATCCAAATCCACGCTTAATACGGTTTCAATATTCTTCTTCAGTATGGCCAAAAAAGAGTTTTTTCCGCTGACGGCTATATTGATAGCTTCTACAATTTTCTCTTTAAGCGTATCTTCAAGTATAGTGGAAACGGTACAAAACAAACCGGTGTTTTCCAATCTACTGATGCATCTCCATACGATTGATTTCTTTCCTCGGTTATTCCAATGAACCCTTCGAAATATTTCATGACAGTTGCCGCAGAAAACCATCTGTGATAAAGGATGCTTGTTGCTATAGTTTCTTTTCTTTCCGTTCTTACTTATATGCACACATCTTCTGCGGACAAGCTGTTCCTGAACCTGCATAAAAATTTCACGCGGGATTATGGGCTCATGGCTGTTTTCTACATAGTATTGAGGAACTATACCGTTATTGGCCACCCTTTTCTTTGATAAAAAATCTACCGTATAGGTTTTCTGCAGCAGCGCATCACCGATATATTTTTCATTCCTCAAAATCTTATTGATGGTACTGGTATGCCATCTGGGATTGCCTGCACCCGTCAGAATTCCGTCAGCCTCCAAACCCCTAGCTATCTGTAGCATACTGGAACCTTCAAGGTATTCTCTGTAAATGCGTTTAACGATCTCTGCTTCTTCAGGTACGATAACTAAATTGCCATCCTTATCCTTTGTATAGCCAAGAAACCGGTTGTGATTGATATGGATTTTTCCTTGCTGATATCGGTACTGAATACCCAGTTTTACATTCTGGCTTAACGATTGGCTTTCTTGCTGCGCCAAAGAAGCCATAATGGTCAGCAGGATTTCCCCTTTGGAATCCAATGTGTTTATATTTTCCTTTTCAAAGTAAACTGGAATATTTTTTTCTTTAAGCTGCCTTATGTACTTTAGGCAGTCCAGCGTATTTCTTGCAAAACGGCTGATAGATTTCGTAATTATCATATCGATTTTGCCCTGCATACATTCTTCTATCATCCGGTTAAACTCTTCACGCTTTTTCGTGTTGGTTCCAGTAATCCCTTCATCCGCAAATATGCCAGCTAACTCCCATTCCGGATTGCTTTTAATGTAGTTTGTGTAGTGCTCAATTTGCGCTTCATAACTGGTTGCCTGCTCCTCGCTGTCCGTAGATACGCGGCAATAGGCTGCTACCCGAAGCTTAGGCAATTCTTCAGCCTTTGCACTATTTCCAATCCGTTTACGGGCAGGAATTACGGTAACATTCCTGGTTGTCATCTAAAATCACCTCGCTCTTAATAAGACTATAAGCATACTCTGCCTGCTGAAACGGATCATCGTATAGATTATCCGGCATTGAAGCATGAAACTTAAAATTCAGGCATTTCTTTTCATTTCCTTTATGTTCATAAATCCTGCCAAGCGTCTCAGCTCGCCTGCGTCTTTCCAGTTGTGCTTTTTCGAATGTGTCCTTGCTGATAATTGGCGGATAAAATTTATCCTCAACATACCGTTTATCTGAAAGCATTCTTGCAACAGATGTGTGGTAACGCTTAATACCTGCTTTTTGTGCCGCTTCGCTTAAAGAAAGCCCTGAAAGATAAACCTTAAATAGCTTCTTAATTTTAACTGCTTCCTCTTCATTAATTACAGCCCTGCCGTTTTGAATGGTATATCCAAAAGGTATATGGCTCATCATTTCACCAACCTTTCCCTTAAGTTCAACCCGCATTTCATTTTGAAACCTATTTCTTCTTGTGAAAACACAATGATTTCTTCAATAAAATCCTCAAATATTTTGCTATCGAATGCATCAATCTGCTTTTCAGCTTTCGTTGCAAATTTAAGAAGCTTCTCAACCTCAACAAGGATAGTCTGACTCCCATCGATTGCGCGTTCTATGGCTTCTTTTTGTTCTTTTAATATGGCTGCTTCTTTGAGCAGCTCATTTTTCTGTGTATTAAAAAGAGCGGGTTCCAGGTATCCTTTGGCCATAAGTCCCATAATCACCTGAACTCGCTCTGTATTTTCTTTGATTTTTGCTTCCATCTCCTGAATCTTTGTTATGTTATCTGAGTAATTTGTCTTCTTTAAGCTTTGCAGCAATGGCCTTAGAATGAACTTATGACCGAAAATAAGCTTATTGATCATTACAACGAAGGCCTGATGGATCGCATCCTCTCTGACAAACTTCATGGAACAGCTTGATGCGTCCTTTATGTGCTTTGTGCAGCACCATGCAATATATTTACGGTCACCGCTGCCATGAATTCGACGCTTAAAATTGCTGCCACATTCTGCGCATTTGATTTTTCCTGAGAAAGGGTAGCGTTTTTGATACTTACTGCTTCCCTTAATTACACCTTTTTCTTTTCCTCTTTGCTTTAATATCTCTTGGGCGGCTTCAAATTCCTCATGGGATATAATGGCTTCATGATGATCTTTTATCATGTATTGATCTTTTTCCCCATGATTATAATGCCGCTTAAAATTCTCATCTGTATAGGTTTTTTGCAGAAGGACATCCCCAGTATATTTTTCATTGCTTAAAATGCCGCGGATAGTTGTCGCTGTCCAGTGTGAACCTCTCTTTGTTGGGATTTTATCCGAATTTAGCCCATCTGCAATTATCTGTGTGCCTTTACCGTCCAAAGCCTCGGAAAAAATCCGCTTTATGATTTCAGCCTGTTCTTTATTAATTAATAACTTCCCATCCACATAATCGTAACCATAGGGAGGGTAAGAAATCTTGTATGTTCCGTTTTGAAACCTGCGCCGGATAGACCACTTACTATTTTCAGCAATGGATAATGATTCGTTTTCTGCAAGGCTGCTCAAAATTGTCAGCACCAATTCGCCTTCCATGCACTGAGTGTTTATATTCTCTTTCTCGAAATAGATGAAAACACCGAGATCGGTAAGTTTTCGCACCATCTCAATGCAGTCGGTTGTGTTTCTGGCAAATCTGCTGACTGACTTGGTTATAATAAAGTCAATCTTCTTGTTTTCACAATCTGCAAGCAGCCTTAAAAGTTCAGTTCGGTTTTCCTTTTTTGTGCCTGAAATGCCTTCATCATAATAAATCCCTGCAAATTCCCAATCAGGATTTGCTTTTATATAGGATTCATAATGGTCCTTTTGTGCTTCCAGGCTTGCCATTTGCTCATCGCTGTCGGTTGAAACCCTGCAATAAGCCGCTACCCTCACCTTTGGCTTGAAAGCTTGGAGAGCATTGTTTCCATCAATCCTTGTTACCTTTCTCACTGTTTTCACCTCCTTTGGGCATGTGACATGTTACCTCTGTGTGCCGCTAATAGCAAGCTAATTAGGCCATAAGCTGTGCATACATCGGCGAGAAAGTTTTGCGGTTCAACTTGTCGATTTTGTTGAATTCTTCTTTTGAAATCAGTCCCGCCTTAAGCATCCTTTGCAGAATTTTGTATGCCCGCCAGTAATCAACCTCTCTTTGAAGTTCCTCCTGTGTTATCTTTGTATAGTTCGTTTCCTGCGGGTTATATGTGAAATGATTAGCCGCCTCTATCATTCAAACACCTCCTATAAAAACTTAGGACAGCCGCGATTGGCTGTCCTTAATCGTTATTTAGGCAATTTCAGAACTTGTCCGGGGTAAATAGTATCCGTAGTCAGGCTATTCAGTTTCTTGATCTCCGGATATCTTGTTCCTCTGCCGAGTTCTTTTTCTGCTATTCTCCATAAGGTATCGCCTTTTTGCACTGTATAGGTTCTATTGCTCTTGTTATCAGGAATGCTGTTTACAATTACAAGGTTTTCTTTTGCTACCCAAGTGTTTATGCCTGCGATTTCTTGACCGCCGGATTTCTTAACCTTTTTGCCAAGCAATACACATTCTTTGCCGCCTTTTATGACCGGCTTGCCTTTGTATAAAGTCTGTGTGACCCTGTGGTAATAGTCATTTTTGACCCACGTTGGAACTTCCACACTGCCGGGGTAGTAATTCTTTACACTGACCTTAAACTCCACCATATCTCCAATTCCAATATCAGTATTGATATCTGTACTGTTCTCCAGCGCTTTTTTTACTGCTTTACGGAAAGTGTCCATATTCTCCCCATGCTTGGGAAACCAGTGCATCACATCAGCATGGTTGCTGGCAATACCGAGCTTATATCCCTCGGAGTGGCAGATGATGTCATTTTCATTAAGGCTGTACTTCTTGCAGAGCATAACGCAGAGTTCAACCGCATTCTGCCACGCTTTACGGAAATAATCTTCTTGTTTTGCTGCATCATAACCCACCATTACCGACCCAGATTTATACGAAAACCCAGCAGGCTCACAAATTTCAAAGCCAATATGGGTATTGTTGGCTGCTCCTCCTGCATGCCACCCGCGATGATCCCAAGGCAGGTATTGCCAAACCTCTTTATCGTCTACAAAAGCGTGAACACATACCTGCCTATTTATTTCGCCGGCCTTGTAAGATTTGTTCCAACGGGAAAACCACTCAGCCGCCATTACACCCGGCACAGCCGTCGAATGTACCATGATTCCTTTAGGCGTGATTTTGCGGCCTGCTGTATAGCAATCGTTTCGCGTCATGTATTTTGTAAAAAGCTTCATTTCTTTTCATCCTCCTCATTTGAGTGGCCATGCAGTTGTTCCAATGCGTTCTTCAGCTTTTCAGGAATGGGCAGTCCTATATGTGCTGCATTCTCAAGAATTGAAACTCCCTCGTTACTCAGGTAAAAGAAAATCACCGCTGTCCGGATTGCCCCTCCGTTGCCGAGAACCTGGCTGTCGATTATGTGTCCCACACCCACAAGTACAAATATAAGCACTTTCTTAAAGATGCCCTTGGCTCCGACTTCACTTGAAAGCTTTCTGTCTACAACGGCACACATCACCCCGGTCACATAGTCAATGGCCACAAAAGCGATGAGCGCATATAAAAATCCATCCAGCCCTCCAAAAAACCAGCCAAGAAATCCGCCAATAGCAGTGAATGCAATTTGCATCCAATTCCAAACTTCTTTCATATCAAATCCCTCATTTCTTTATAAATTTCCATATAAAAAAGCACCTCTGAATCAACAAAGGCGCTTTCAATAATTAGAGTCGTTACATTCTATGGCTGAAACGGATCCGTCCTTTGGATGTTAAAGTCGTACTGAATCTTCATTGTGTTTGTCGGTGTCTTGGTTACAGGACTTGGCAGCAGGGTCATTGCAGCAATAGGTTCCCATAATGTCCAGTAATATTGCCAGTTATAAATTGAACTGCTGCTTGGAACATAATATCTTTTTACGGCACATCCACCTGTATCCTCAACTACATATTGGTAGTCAAAGGAATAATTTCTAAATGATATATCGATGATATTAAAATTATTATCCGTTATGAAAGTATAGTTTCCATTACAAACAAACCAAGTGTCTACATCTCTTGGCTGCAGTTTCAAATCATACCCATTCAATGACATTGCACTGGTTGAAAATGGTCCTGCAGGTGTAGTTGTTGTACTCAAGTCATACAAAGCTGTCTTTGTTAAATTCGCATCAGGATTGCACACCAATATAAATGTCTTGTTTGTTCCACCATTATTGTATCTTAAAGGTATGTATAATTTTCCATTTTTACAACCCATTAACCCATTCTTTAAATAAGAGTCAATATTGCTATACCAGTTTGAAGGTATTTCAGGTATTTGCTGGCCAATAAGCGTATAGTAGCCAGCGTTGTTTCAACCTTGGTATTATCATCAAAATTCAGCCTATGAAGTTTATTGCTGTATGATGGATAAATCATATATACATAATTATTGTCTTGTGCCATCAAATAGGCCGATGGCCTGTAACTTGAGGATGTTAGCCCCATTGTAGTATATAAGTCAACTTCTGAATACTCTTCGGTATCAAGATTGATTACTGCCATACATGCCTTTGTTGTACTGTAATTTACCCCAATAATATAGAGTTTGTTGTTATATTTAAACACCCTTAATCTATACGAACCGTAGTTTCCTGGAGTGAAATTTGTTGATGCAGGAATATTTTTAGACTTGCTGCTATAACTTTCTAATTTGAAATTTCTTGATATTTCCTTTAAACCATATAATATTTCCTGTGTTGATGAATCATATTTCATCTCACACTACCACAGTTTCTGAAAGGTTCCATTGGCGGCACTTGTCGTAAAGTCAAACACAAAATGCAGATTACTTTCCGTAAAGAAAGATTCGCTGAGATTAATTGTGCCTTTTACTGTACTTGATCCCGCATACGGCCTTGATTTATCCGCCCAGCCTATAATATTTCCTTTTATAGCTCTTGCGAAACCCTCTTCTGGAGAAGCGTCATCTGTAAGGAAAAAATGTCGAAAAGGTGCTGTAAAGTATGAATATGATCCATTCTGCTCAGTATAATTATTATCTTTGCTGGAAGTTGTCCTGCCTACCTCAGCGTCATTATATTCATATGGCACACCCCATGGATTTCCTCTTATCCTGCAGCAAAAATAATCCATGAAAGCCATTCTCGCAATTGAGTCGGCAATGCGATTCTCAGTCTTTATTTCACGCTCCAGCTTACCATTTTCATCAAACATCTGAATTGTGACTATACCGTTTATCTCAATATCCGGTTTCATCTTTACATGCTCTTTGATTGTTCCATCTATAAATTTTTTTGTCATAGCCTTTGTCTACACGCATTTTTTATCACACCTCCTGCGTTAAAATAATATCTACAACTTCAGTTGTCCGGTTTTCGCTGACATCAGTATATATAAGCATTTCAGTACATGCTGCAGGAATAGGAACTTTTGACTGTACTATATAATTGAAAGTTACTCTATTTGAACACTTCAGTTCTTCTCTTGTTTCTGCATGGGGTATTTCCGAGCTTAAACCTCCTGTTAGATTTCTTCCGTCAATAGCAAGCTGCAGACCATTTGGCGGTTGTAATAAAACCCGTATCGAGACACAGCTTTACACTAAAATAGTGACCTCCTTCCGAAATAGCCACCAATGCCATTGGTACTGCTATTAAGTTATCTCCCATCTGCAGCTTTTGTTTTAAATTGATTGGAATGATACTGTTATCAAGACTATATTTTATAGTCAAAGTGCAAACGGAAGAAGCATTTACGCTCAAAATCAAAAAAGACATGCTATTTGTATTTCTCACAGTACCAATGGGCATATAAATGACTTCCTTTTCAACAGCCCCGACCTCCAGTGTGCTGGGATTTGTATAATACAGCATAGAGCTTAAGGCTTGGGAGATGGTGCTGGCCAAAATCTCACTGTTTCTTGAAATTTCAGCAAAATACCGGTCAATGGTGCTTAAAGGCTGCCCCAGTTCAACCTTGGTGTTTTTGGCGCTTAAAAGGTCTTTTTCAACACCGCTCACTTTAACCTTGATATCAATACCGAAGATGCTGTGTGATACCGTTACAATATCCCCCACTTCCACCTGCTCCAAAGCCTTGTAGTTCTTGTATTCCTCGGTCTGCCCAAGCAGGATGAAATCAACCTTATAATTGACATCGGGAAGGGCGTGGGCATCCAGATACTTTTGCGCTTCTATTCTCAGCAGCCCTTCGCTGTTTACCTCTTTCAACTCAACCATTTTGACGAGAGCAAAATCAGGGTAATCCGAACCTTCCCATAGCGGATTTAATAAATATTTCTCCGGCAGAGTAATCCCATCCATGCCAACCGGGTAAATCCAAGTCGCTACATCGTCACAATTCAATTTTTCACTTATCCCGATAATATTCTTACCATACCTAATGTGCACCCCTCTGTCAGTCCCTTTACTTTTCATAATTCCAATTGTGTAATTATCACGCACCAACTCACCCTGCCATTCATTGACCAGAAGGAAAACAGCCTCTACCCCATTTTTCTTAACAAGATATTGCGTAGCAACTTCAGTGAGATCCGATTCGGCTGTATATACCTCTGAAAGTCCCATTTCCTCCAGTATTATATTGAGCGCTTCCTTACAAGTTTTGTTTTCAGCCCTTCTATCTTCAATGATGTAATTTAACAGATCATAAAAAATATGCCTTGCATAAACAGTGACTAATCCGGTATTACTGTCCTTATCAGTGTTATAAATCCTGAATAACTGCCCGTCAGCTTTGATTATATTAAATGGTTGAAGATATTGTGCTTTTTTAAATGCAAAGGGTATGACAATATCAATTCATATTCATTATTAAGTTTTTCTATTATCTTACATTCCACTGCCTCGTTTAAAACTGCAATCCCGTTTTTATCAAAGCTCTTCTCTTTTTATCATAAACATGAATCATCACAACCACCGCCAATTAGGAGTGATTTCTAATTTAGAAACCCCACCGTTAAAAGTGACAATGTTATTTCCAACATCAAGAACTGGAAACTCGCCTGACATATAATTATTTGCGTTAGATAAGATTCCGCTTTCAACAAAATAGGCTTCCTCAAGCTCACTATCAATAACCACATAAGGCTTATCAATGTTTGTCAATCTGACTTCCCGGCCATTAATAACAAAACTGCCATCTCCTGAACAATAAACCTTGATTAAGGGCCTGCTTTTAACAGTTCCACGGTTAAAAACAGACGTCCCCTTCCTGAAGCAATATCAATAACCTCTTTCGTCACTGAATATTTAAAAGGCCTGCAGTTAAAAATGATTACGAACCTTGAAGTAATCTTCAGGATAACTTCAAAATCGATGCTGTTTACAACCTGTGCAATGTATTTCTTATCACTCTGAAAACTGAAAATAAGATCACTTTCGCCTGAACCAATGAGCCATGCCTTAATATCGTCAATTTTGCTTTGTATATTGCCAATTACAGCGCACTCTACGGATAAAGTTATATCTTCATAGGTTTCCTCGTCATATCTCAGACTCGAATTTCTTCCCGGAATGCTAATGTATGAAACTCTGCGCTTTGGAGAAGGTACATTGGGCCGCTTTTCTATAAATATCCCATGATCTTTAAAACTGTCTTTCCCATTAAAAACAAAACTAAGCATTATGCACCACCCTTTGCGAAGGATAAACGCTGTCTATAAAACTCAAATTCATAAGCAAGCTGCTCAATATCCTTTTCTGTATTATTATAGAAATTTTCAATATGGAGTATAAATCCATTACTATTCATAGCACTCTTCCCAGTGATGCCTGAAGCACCCGTCTTAAGGCCTGCATCTATCTCAAATTCAGTAGGAATAGCCTTTTGCATATCCTGTACGACTGTGTTCATTGCTTTATCAAACCCTATTCCTATTCCTTCACCCATGTTTTTCCCGATACCAGCAAAAACTGTTGATGGTGAATGTATGCCAAGGAGATTTTTTGCCCCCCTCAACGATTCCAGAAAAGAAATCTGATACTTTGTCCTTGATCCAGTAACCCAGGCTTTGGATGCCTTCCCACAATCCTTTTATGATGTTCCTGCCAATATCTGCAACTGAGGGAATAGCCTTTCCCAACCCTTGGATAATTGCGGATATAATTTGAGGCAAGCTTGCCACAAGTTGGGGTATTGCTTTGATAAGGCCTGCTGCCAATTGGACAGTAAGCTATATGCCCATCTCCACAATCTTCGGCAAGTTATTAGTAACAAAGTTTATAATGGCCGTAATGATTCGGGGCAGTGCCTCTATAAGCTTTGGCAGTGCGTTCAAAAGTCCCTGCGCTAACCCTTCAATAATGGCAAACGCTGCTTCAAGTATCTGATCCATGTTGTTTATCAGCGTCTCGCAGATAAGGATGACGGCTTCGACAATAGCCGGGATCATCTCCGGAAGCGCCTCCCCGATACCGGACGCCAGCGTCGAAATCATTTGCACTGTTGCTTCCACTAAAGCGGGAAGATTGTCAATGATTCCTTGCACCAGCGCCAT